TGTATTTTCGTTTTTCGATGCTGATATAGGAAAATTAATTATATATACTTTTGCGACTTTTGGCGTATTTTCGTTTTTTGGTAAGGCAATTGAAAAGATGTATATGTATGTATTTTTGAAGTTATATAATTGGATTTTACAAGCCGTTGATTGGATAAAAAATAAATTTAATTTTACAAAATAAAATCAACAATTGGCAATTCCTTTAACATCTCAAATATGGAATATTTAAACGAATTTTTAACATTTTTGTCGGGCGGCATAATTTATAAATTACTTGACTTTTTTATAAGCAATAAAAAAGTAAGACAAGATGAATTTAGTAAAATTGTTGAGCAATGGCAAAAGGATAACGAACGCCTTAGAAAAGAAAACCAAGCGCTTACAATTAGCGATAAATTGCAAAGCGAAAAGATAAACGAACTTGAAAGGAAAATTTCAAATATGGAATTTCAAATGAATTTCATAAACGATTCTTACAGAAAAAATCACGGCGGCAAAGGTCTTTTTGATAGCAAAACAGAAACAAAAGAAACCGAAAATAAAGAACTTTAAGGCATATATATATGGCAAGTATAACAAGTACACCCGCAACGCTTCAAGGTTGCTACAAGGCGTTAATTTACACTTACACACATACTATTACATCTAATGCAAATGTAATGAGTATCGAAGTAGAAATTTATGTAAATGCCGTTTTGGTAGCTACTAAATTTATAAACGCTTTTAAAAGTGTGAGCGAGTCGGGCGGTGATTATACTTACACTTATGATATAGATATATCTAAAACCGTGCAAGATTTTTTCGATAATAAAGCCGTTTTTTATCCACAAATTGCGAGCTACCCAAAAACTTCTGAAGATTTTTTGGCTAAAAATACAGCTATCAAAATATTTAGATACGAGCCGAACTCGTCGGGTATTTTAACGAAAAACGGCACAAGTACGGATTCAGCAACACGAACATATTTTAATAGTCTTATCAATTCAATGTCAGATTATACAGCCGTTACAGGTCGTAAATTCTTATCAAGTGAACCGAACGAGGTTTATTATTTGAATACTATTAAAACGTTGGCAGTTTATAGCGATAACCGCTCAACACATTTGAGATGGAAAAAAGACGGGGTAGCACAAACATATTTCGCCTTAACTCAAAATCAAATTAACATCATAAATTTGTCAGATTATACAGCCGTTGCAGGTGAAAAACTCGCTTTTGAAGTTGGTATTGTTAATTCCGAAAGGCCTAGTTCTTTTGAGCTAAATAGTGAACTAAAAAGCTACCTTGTAAAAGATTTATATTGCAATTCAATTACGCTACATTATCAAAATGAATTTGGGCAAATGGATAGTTTTGTATTTAGTAGATTTACAAAGCAAGTCGCAAGGGAAAACGAATTTTTCACAAACTCAAATTATGCTAATACTATATTGAATCAAGAAGTGCGATACAATTACACTTTGATACAGGACGGTTTTAATATAGTACGTTGGAATTGGTTTAATAACTTCATTAATAGCACCGTTTTTTATATCGAGATTGACAGCGTATTTAAAGAAGTAACGATAAGCAATTTAACGAATTTTGAAACGATTAGCGAGGACGGAAATATAGACATATCAATTATATTGACTGAAAGTTTAGAAACTGACAGTTTTACGAATTAAATTACTATCTTTACATTGATGAACGGTTTATTAGTAGAGCGGGTGCAATTGATTTTGCGCCCTTTTTTTGATTGAATTCATAAATATTAAAAATATATTTGGTATTCTAATTTATTCGTTATATATTTGTGACAGAAAGGAATTAAAAAATTATCTAACTAACTACAAAATATATAAAAAATGATTAATTCAATTGTTGCACAATTTAAAAAAGACGTACAAAATAATAAGATTGAAAAAAGCGAAGCATTTAAAAGAATCCAAACGGCTTATGGCTTAGGTTTTTTTGAAGTGTCAAGTATTTGGAATTCAATAGAATTATAAATCATAAATTGGCGGCTTCGGTCGCCTTATATCTAACAATCAAAACATAATAACATGAAACGATTAATCACTAATAACGGCGACTTCTTTTTTAATACAAATGTTTCAATGACAAACGTAAATACTAATTCAGCAACAACACAAGATTTTAACTTTTTAGACCAAATCATAAACTTAGAAACCGCCCGTAAAATTAAAAGAGTTGACGGTGCAAAACAATTTAATATTGATACGGCTTGCGTAATTAATGACGTTTTTATTTTAGTGTCGGAATACGATATTACGAGCGAAATGTACGAAAAACTAAAAAACGCATAATGGAAAAAAACATACTAAAGACACTTTTAACCTCTCCCACCCTTTACGAGAGGTTAAAATTAAACGACATAATTAACGAATTTCATTTTACGGACTTAGAAATTGCAAAAATAATTTTCGATGGTTTGGAAACTAAGAAATTTGTGAACCAAACTACTTTATTAAAAACGCTGCCTAAAAAACATCATGCGGACGTAGATAGTATTTTGAAGTGCAAAGTACTATCTAACGAAAATGATTTATTAGATAGCGTTTATGTGGTTCGTGAGCGTATTTTAAAAGACTCGTTTACGGACTTGTTAAATGAGTCTGCAAAAGATTTGAACGATTCAACAGATGTTATAAATGTACTTGACGACTTAGAAAAAAAGATAATAAATCTAAAGTCAGACGTCTTTAGAAATAATAGAGAGAATCAATACGATTTATATACAAATACAGTTCAAAAACGTAGAACGGAGGGCGTCGCATTTTACGCTACGGGCTACGGTATTGACAACGACATGCCTTATGTTGAAGGCGATTTTAATGCAATTTGCGGAAGGTATGGCATGGGTAAAACATCGTTCGCAATTAGTATGGCAAAGGGCGTAAACGAGCAAGGTTTTAAATCTTGTTTTATAAGTGCTGAAATGATAGTTGCAAGGCTAATTGACAGGGCAATAAGCTACGAAACAGGAATACCTACAAAGTTGTTAACGACTGACAGATTAGACGCGTCACAACGTAAATTACAAGATGAAGCACTAATTAAGCTTAAAAAGTTAAACGTATTATTTGAGTACGAAAGTAATTTTTTAAGCGTATGCCGCTTGATTATTGATTTTGCACTTAACAAAGGTGTTAAGGTATTTTTTATAGATTATTTGCAGCTACTTACATTTAAAAGTAGCGGCAATCAAAGTGCCGATTTTGGCGACCTGTCAAAGCGATTGAAACAACTTAGCAATACGTTAGGAATTACGATTAACGCTCTTATACAACTTAAAAGACCTGTTGACGGGCAAATTAAACGACCGCTTACGACTGACATCGCATCGAGTGACGAAATAGCTCGTAACTGTGATAATATTATACTACTTCACAGACCTTCATATTATTTCGATGCTGACCTTTTGGAAATGGAAAGTACTTATGAAATCCAAAAGTCTGAGGTAATAATTGGAAAGAGTAGGGACGGAGAAACGGGGCTTTTTGAAATGAAATTTGTTAAAGGGCAATTTTTTGACATAGACAAAAACAATACAGATAGTGAAACCTTTGCACCGCCAAAAGCGTATAACGGGGCAATACCAACAGATAGACAAAATAGTAACGATGACATTCCATTTTGATATTGTATTTTTAGTTAGGTTTAAGGTAGTGTAAAAGCTACCTTATTTTTGATTAATTTACAAAATATCGTAAATATATTTGGTAATATGGAAAAGTCGTTGTAAATTGCATCATAATTAAAAAGCAATATTTAACTAACAATCAAAATTTAAAATAAAATGAGCGAAATATTTATTGATTCTTACGGAAAAATTTGGGGCTTTGTAAAATCTAAAAGCGAGGCTTTCAAATTAGCATGGAGACAAGCAAAACACAACCTTAAAACGGACAAATCAAAAACTTTAAAACAATGGTTTAAAAGTTTATTAAGTATTGCAATGAAGGGATTTTATAAGTTCAAAAGTGGTTTAGCACAAATTGAAAAAGATGAAGAGGAGTATTCTTATTACAACAAATTAACCAACTATACAATGGATTAAATTATGGATTTAGGAATGAAAAACTGCATTAATGAATCAGACTTAATTAACGACTTTAAAAATTTTGATTTTTGGATTTTTTACAAGTATGATTATAGGTCTGACAGAAAGTTAGAATTTGACCAAAAAGGCAACTTTAGGGTTGTCGAAAATCACAAAGAAATATATTTAGGCACTTCGCTAAGCGATGCCGTTCACAATTATAATTACAATACAAATGAACAAATTTAAAAATTATCCGATTAGCGTATTTTGCAATGAGATTGTTTGGGGCAATTTTGGCACTACTCAATATATTGACTATGTAGAAAAAATGAATGACAATATTTACATAGTAAAGACCGCACAAGAAACTATTGAAATTAATCAGCATGAATACGACTTATTAAACGAGCGTATTAATAAAGAATTAAGCGAGGCACATGATGAAGCAATGCAACGTGCCTACTTTGAAGACCAAAATAGCGGCTTTTACCAATACGAACAATAAAAAAATATGATGTTATTAGGGATTGTTTTATTAATATTGGTTGCGGCTTATTGCGACTATCTAAAAGATTTTAGAAAATGAATTTTAAAACAGTAAACATTAAGGGTAAAGAATATGTACCCGTAAACGAGCGTATTAAGCATTTCAGAACCGATAAAAATTATAATGGATATAGTTTGGAATCGGAAATTATAGAGTTGACAGACGCAATTATTACGATTAAGGCAATCATTAAAAATGCTGAAGGTAGGGTAATTGCTACGGGCTTCGCTAACGAATCTAAAAATGATGGATATATTAATAAAACATCGTATATAGAAAACTGTGAAACGAGTGCTTGGGGTCGGGCTTTAAGTAATTTAGGCATTGGCATTGACACTTCAATAGCAAGTTACGATGAGGTTTTAAAGGCTCAACAGGCTCAAGTTATGGCGAAACCACATCCGCCTAAACAACTTGCCGCAAAACCGATTAAAACGCTATCAATAACGGACACAGTAAAGCAAAAAGTAAAATTAGTTTCTACGGATAAGGCACGTTGGGACAAGGGCGTGGCTTATGCAAAAGAGAATAAATTGGAAGGCTTGTTAACTTATTTTGAATTGTCCGAAAACGATTTACAAAAAATGAAAGATGCAATTAAGTAAAATTAAACGTATCGAGTTATGGGAAAATCATTTGGTTTTCCTTCAAAAAAACAAATTTAAAAACCGTGACAGGATTCAACATTGCGTCACGGTTTTAAAATCATTAAAAAAATTAACATGAATATTAAAAAGCATTGCAAACATGAAAATGACGACTTTGTACAAGTTGAAAGTCGTATGGAGTACGGAGATAAAGACATTTTCATTTCAATTCATGCAGGATTAAGACATACGGCTATTGTTTTATCAAAAGAAGATGCAATTAAATATTTTGAAACTATTTTAAACGAATTAAAAAAAGAAAAAAATGGGAAAGTGGAAAAGAGCGTATAAAGATTTAGATAAGCAAGAATTGGAAAAAGTAAGACGATTAGGTCAAATTATCGCTACGCATGAAGACACGATTAATAAATTAGAAATTAAGGCGAAGCGAAGTAAAAAGAATTTCGATAAACTAACTGAGCTTTACAATGCAAGTTTAGAGCAAAACGACAAATTGAAACGGGCAAACACTTATCTCGGCAACCAAATAAATAAATAATGTGTAAACAACCGTGCAAGGCTTTTGACAGCCAAATTATACAATTGAAAAATATTATTACGGAACTTGAAAACCGTAACAAAGTATTAAAAGAGCTATTAGAAAACGCTGTAAAAAAAGCAAAATGAAAATCAAAAAAGAAAAAGTGAAAGATTTGGGTAAAGTTGGATTTGTAAAAATAGTAAAAGAGTCTGACAGCCCTATTTATTTGACTGACAATAACACCCAAAAAGATGTTTTTGATAAACTTTATCAAGAGTATTTAAAATTTATTGAGAATTATGTTATCAATGATGAACATGACGACCCATTAACCGTGTACGAAGGTCAATATGTTTACGATTTAGGACACTCTAGTCGAGGTCAACATTATTACATTTTAATTCAAAAAGATTTACAGGTTACTATTTTAGCAAGTAAAGCGGACGGCGATGGAACACATGTTAAAGTAGGTGACATTTTTCAAAAGTTAATTAGTAAGGGTTTTATTGAATCAAGTTGACAGGTGAGTTATTAGATACGAAACTTAAAACTATTAATTTTATAAAGTCTTTAAATATGAAAATTTACGGTTGAATTTTGTATCTTTGAGTTATGGTAGCGTAGGAACTGCCAAATTACGCAAGTAGTTAAAGTTTAAAAAATCAGTTAAAAATATTGGTTACGGGCGAATCTCGTATCATGTCTAAAAGGTGCATTCCTACAATTGCATTTGCCTTTTTTTCGTGATACGAGATTTTCATTTTAAGCAATAAATATATAATTATGAATAGAGATTTTAAAGGTGTTTGGATACCTAAAAATATTTGGATAGATGTAGAATTATCATGGATGGAAAAGTTGTTTATTGTGGAAATTGATTCGTTAGATAATGAAAATCATTGTTTTGCATCCAATAGTTATTTTGCGGAATTTTTCCAATTATCAAAACCTCGATGCACTCAAATTATTAAATCTTTAGAGGCGAAAGGCTTTTTATCTATAAAATTAGAATGGAAAGGTAAGGCAGTTACAAAGCGTACAATTACAGTCAATAAAGCGAAATATAATGGTAGTAAAAATATTAAAGAGGGTGGTAAGAAAACTAAACAGGGTAGTAAGGATTCTAAACAGGGGGTGGTAAGAAAACTAAATGATAGTAATACAGAAAGTAATAATACAATTAATAATTTTTTAAACAACGAAAAAAAAGAAGCTCTAAAAACTGAAATTTACGTAAAGCAAGAATCTACATTTACGGACAACGGCAACTTAAAAACGAATAGTGACGAAAACAACTACATTGACTTTACAGACGAAAAGGTGAATTTTGGATATTTAGGAAAATGTAAAGGCTTATTCCAAACGTATTTAAACCTATTAACATTTTCTGAATATGAAGACAAAATCATAAAAGGCATATTCTATTCGATTAAAGACAATCTAACGGCTTACAATAAGAAACAAGGTATAGATACACCAATACAAGATAAAAACGTCTTAGATGCCTTAAAAATAGCTTTACAAGCCTTTACAATTAAACCTTTACCGTCGGGCAAAATGAATTTGGTATATTTTAGAGGTTCGTTAAATGCAAATGTCTATATTAAAATCGACGATACGGCTAAATTATTGGATTTGGTAGGTTCGGAGCAAAGAGCAAATTATTATAATATTGCGGCTCGAGACGGTGCAAGCATAGCGACTGAAAAATTAAGAAATTTATTGACTAAACAAGGTAAAATTTAAGGCAATGGAAATATTAAATTTATATAGTGGTATTGGAGGCAATAGAGAATTATGGGGAAATAATCATAATATAACGGCGGTTGAAATAGATGAAAAACGAGCTTTAAAATATCAATTATTATTTCCTAATGATATTGTAATTGTTGCGAACGCTCACGAATATTTACTTGACAACTATAAGAAATTCGATTTTATTTGGACTTCGCCGCCGTGCCAAACTCACAGCCGTGCAAACCACTTTATTAATAATGGAGTAGCAAAAAGACCGCGTTATCCAAATATGGAACTTTATCAAGAAATTATATTTTTAAGTAAGTTTTTTAAAGGGCTTTATTGTGTTGAAAATGTCATAAGTTATTACGAACCTTTAGTAAAGCCGTTAAAAATGGGGCGGCATTATATTTGGTCAAATTTTAAAATAAATAAAATTGAATTGCCAAAAGCTGAAATCGGCTCAATGAAAAAAGGTTGGAATACTGCGAGTAAAACACATATTGACGAACGCAATAAATGCAACCCAATTTTAGGTGAACATATTTTAAATTGCAGTCAAGGCATATTTAAAGAACGTTCTGCAAAAGTTGGTTTTTTGTTTTAAAAAGCGAATCGAAATTTAATATTATGACTTATAAAGAAAAATTAAGAAACTTATTGACTAAACAAGGTAAAATCTAATATTATGGAAAAGGTTTATATTATCCTTCACGGCGGAAATTATGACGGCTACAATATTTTTCCGCACTTTTTTACGGATTTAGAAGCTGCTGAAAAAAAAGCGGTTTTTTTAGTGCAAGTTTACAATGACAATGCAAAAGGCAATAAATTAAAAAAAGACAAAAGCCAATATCTTTGTTATTCAAATTTGGCAGATTTTGTCGGCGTTATGGAATTAGAAAACGAATCAAAAATAAATTAAAATGACAACGTACCATATCACACTATCAAATGGAAAAGTCTTAGATTGTGATTATTTACGGCAAATTGAAAACGATTTTTTAGTGCGGCAAATTCACGAAACCGTTTTTAATTTGATGCCAACAAACAAAATTTTAAACATCGAATTTAAACATAATTGAAATGAGAAAATTAACGATTGAAAATATCAAAGCAATTATTGAAAGCGTAGAGGGCAAATATATTATTTTTACAACCCGTGACGGATTTAGCTTAGCGGCAAACATTGCAGTATTAAAACACGCTTTTACGCTGCCTCGTTATCAAACCAAAAAGACTGACAGAACAATTACAAATTACGTATCTTATCGAAAATGTAGCTTTCAAGAGTATATTAGCAAAAAAGTAGGATTTATTTAATCAGTTAGCTTTTTTTATTGCTATTAAAAATATATTTTGTATATTTATCGAATTATTAACGACAATATAAATTTGACATGAAAAAAGAAAAGCAAGAAGCATTATCAAAAAAAGGACAATTAGTAATAAAAGAAAAAAAAGTTACTAAGCTCCAAATAAACCTATATGAAGGTAGTGAAAAATTCATTTCAATAAAATTGTATGATGAAAAAATGAACGTAACAGTTTTTTATGTTGACATTGAACATAAAAAATCATTTAAAGAACTTTTTAAATAACGTATTTTTTAGATTCGTAGAATTGATTACTTAAATTATTAACGACAATATTATAAAATTATAATTTTATGCTATTTTTTCACCACTTACTTACTGTATTTGTAACGCTTATCGTTTTTACGATTGGTTTTGTGGCGGCTGTTTTATGGTTTGACTTTTCGACTAAAAAAGCACCGCCGAAAAGTATTACACCTGTAAAAACCGAACCAAAAGACGAGCCTACGGAACTGCCAATTATCCACAAAAAAATAGAAGTTTGGAAGGTAGGCAGCGAAACTGAAATATTAGACAGTAGCTACCAAATGGCATGGAATTTACAAAAGTAGATTCAATGAAAGTATCAATTAAAAGTAAGACCGATGACTTTTTTTACGTTCCTGTGAATCCAAATAGTTTAACAGAAGCGTTTGAAGTTATCGAAAATGAAGTAAATCGAGATTATCGAAGTATTAACGACTATTTTGATAATCTAAATATTTAAACGACAAAATTTAAAAGTAATGACATTAGAACAAGACATCAAAACACGTCAAAAAAAAGTGTTTTTAGACGCCGCCGCAAATGAATTTAAGCCCAAAAGTTTTTATGATAAACACATAAAGACTATTCCATTCGCTGCCAATTTTTCAAAGCTTATATTTTCGCCTATAAGTATTGCTTTTGGAGTTATCGCAGTTTATTCGATTGCGTTAAATTCTGTGGGTTTAAAGCTCACATTGATAGAATCATTAACGGGCAATGGTTATTTGCCTTATCTATTAATTGCGTTTTCAATTGCGTTTTTGGGCTTTATCGAGTTAGGGAAACATCATTTTTATAGCGAAGGATTTACGGAATATTTTAGAAAAACAGATGACTTTGGCAGCCGTGAATTTCGCTTTGCAATATCTTTGCAATTAATTTCGGTGGCGTTTTCATTTTTTGGTGGTTATTTGGCTGCTAACGAAATTTCGGGAACTGAAAAAACAAAAGTACTCGAATCAATAAACAGCGAGTATGTACCAAAATTAGACGAAATTTCGGCAAAAATTAAAAACTACGAAAGTGACGATTTTAAAAATGCTAATGGGAAAACGCTTTATAAAGTTATTCCAATTTTACAAGATTTAGAGGCACAAAAAGCGGCAATTGAAACGAGCTATAAAGCGGCAAAAGATAATGAAAATGTTAGTGATGGATTTGTAGCGGCAAACGCAATCGGAACAAATAAAATGATTTGGATATTGGGCGGCTCGCAAATTTTAATTGAAGTATTTTTAACATTTTCGATTTGGTGGGTAGTGTTTTTTAAAAGTAAATCGGTTTATGAATTAGGAATTACGGAAAGTGATATTGTATCTATTGACAAAAATATTAAGTTGTCACCTTCCTACCCTACTCAAAATTTAGCACCTGCTTTAAATAGTGCTAAACGTCCGATAGGATTTAATAACACACGACACAATAACACCGACACAAAAGAATTGACACACAACACAGACGGCACAAAGACACAACACAACGTCAAGAATGAGGTGTCACAAGCGGCACAACAAAACACGGCACACTTAACAATCACGAATATAGATTTAAGTGATGAAAAAAAAAGGGTACGTTTATATACGCCTCGAATTTTTGAAAAGTACACAGAAAAACGCCTTGAGACACTAAAAAAAGATATTAAAAAACTTGCGAAATTTGGTTATTCAGTTACGATTGAAAAAGACAAAAAAGCAAATATTCGTAAAAATATTGAATTGGAAAGTGGAGTAGTGGTAAATTTTGGACATAACGGATTAACAATAAAATACGAAAAATAATGATACAATATTTAGACTTATTAAAAGATATTTTGGACAACGGTATTGAACGAGGCGACAGAACAGGAACGGGAACTTTAGCCGTTTTTGGTCGCCAAATTCGATTCGATTTAAGCGAGGGTTTTCCTGCCGTAACAACTAAAAAGCTCCATTTGAAATCAGTTATACACGAATTATTATGGTTTTTGAATGGTGACACAAATATTAAATACTTGAATGACAACGGCGTAAAGATTTGGAATGAGTGGGCAAATGAAAACGGCGAATTAGGTAAAGTGTATGGTAAACAATGGCGAAGTTGGGAAACAAAAGACGGCAAAACAGTTGACCAAATTACGCAAGTGATTAATTCAATTAAAAAGAATCCAAACAGCCGCCGACATATCGTAACGGCTTGGAATCCTACCGACTTGCCGCAAATGGCTTTAAGCCCTTGTCACTGTATTTTTCAGTTTTTTGTTGCAGACGGGAAACTAAGTTGTCAATTATATCAAAGAAGTGCGGACACATTTTTAGGCGTGCCTTTCAATATCGCTTCTTACGCTTTATTGACTATGATGGTCGCACAAGTTTGTAATTTAAAAGTAGGCGAATTTGTACATACGTTTGGAGATGCACACTTGTATTTGAACCATTTAGAACAAGCAAGATTACAACTTACGAGGCAACCTAAAACGCTGCCAACGATGACGATTAACAAAGCCGTAAAAGATATATTTTCGTTTAAATATGAAGATTTTAAATTGTTAAATTACAATCCACACGCAAAAATTAAAGCAAAAATTTCAATATAAAAATTATGGAAAGTGAATTTATTTATGAAAAATGTTTTTTGAAATTCATTAAAGATAATGGATTAGAAATAACCTCAGAGCTATCTTCTACGGATATGTATATTGCTTACGGGTTAAAGAAAAAAGGTGTCCCAATTTTCAAAACATATTTAAAGCCTACGGATTTTTACATTTGTTTTATGTATAATGCACGTGGAAATTGCAAATTTAGCTTTGATTTAGATACTACTTTTTCTGAAATTTCCTTTATTCAAAAAGTACAAGAAACTTTAGATTCTAAAATTAAATATAGAAATTGGTCATACAAATGGGACTTAAGCAGTTGCATATAATTATAAAAATTATGGGATATACAGCAAGATTAATAATTGACGGCAACTTCAAAAATTCGGAAAACTTTCATAAAACATTAAACAACTTAATGTCTAAAGTGTATCGTGACGGCTTTTTTAGAGTGCAAAGCGGCAGCGGTGACACGGTAGAAGTAATAGTAATCGCAGACGTAAGAGTTTGCAGCACAACTTACGAAAGTTCTAAAAGCGGCGACAGCAATTTGCATGATTTAATCAAGGCATTAGAGCCGTTTAACGACACATCGAATACCGGTTTAAATACTTACGCTTTGTTGTTTTATGATGAAGACGAACGCCCTATTTTTTTTGATGTTTTAGACGAAAATAAATAATTATAAAAAAGTCGGTACGTTGCTATTAAACAGCCTACCGACTTTCTAAACTTTATTTTATAATATATCGTAAATATATTTGTTTTATCAATTAATGTTTTGTAGTTTTGTGGTAGAAATTAATCAAAAACTATTTATTAACTATGACGATAAAACAAAAAGAAGACAGCGTAATTTTTGAAATTCTTAATCGGTTGGGATTTATAGCAGATTACAACCCGTTAGGCGTTTTTGAACTATTGAATAATGTAAACTTCTTAAATAATTTTAATGAAGCCGCAAACGGGGATTATTCAAAGGATTTATTGAATATGAAGGAATTTATTATTGAACAACTAAATATTAAGACAAATGAGTTATGAAATGACGGGGTTTTTGCACCTCAAAGAAGACACAAAACAGTTAAGTGAGAAATTCAAAAAGCGTGAATTTATATTGGAGGTGCAAGATGGTAATTATACGCAATTCCCAAAATTGCAATTGATTCAAAAAAATTGCGACTTGTTAGACGATATCGACATAAACGCAGAAATTACCGTAAGTTTCAACGTGCAAGGCAAGCCTTATACGAATAAAGAAAACGTAACTTTGTATTTTACAAACCTTACGGCATGGAAAATTGAAAAGGTTGCAACGGAACAACCCGCCGCAAAAAGTACGAGCCGTGAACAAACGTTAAAAGCGATAGAAAATTTAGATGAAGACTTAGGAAGTGACCTTCCGTTTTAAAATAGAAATAACATGATAGCATCTAAGACAATCGAAAGTGTAAAGGCATTAAGCATAAAAGATGTAACTGCTTTATACGTTGACTTGAAAAATGTTGGCAGCAACTTCAAAGGTTTATGCCCTTTACACTCAGAAAAAACGCCCTCTTTTACAATTAGCATATTACATAATAATTATAAATGCTTTGGTTGTGGTGAGGGCGGCGATGCTATTGATTTAGTAAGAAAGATTGAAAGGTGCGACTTTACAGAAGCGGTGCGAATCATTAGTGATAAGTTTGCAATTGATTATGTCGAAGTTGAAACAGACGAATACAAGCGTTTAAAGGTGTATTCTAACGCAATAGAAACGGTTTACAAAAGTAACAAGCCGTCACAAGAACAAATCAAGTTACTACATGAAATTAATCTTTGCAATAAGTACGGTTTTTTATTAAAGAATAGAAAACTGTTTGCAATTAAAGACGAAAACGGACTTTATCGAGGTTTGTCGGGTCGTAGATTAAATGACAATGACAAGTCACCAAAATATATTAATTCGCCACAATCGGAAATTTATAATAAGTCGCAACTATTATATAATCTATACGAGGCAAAGCAAGAAATTCGTAAACAAAACCAATGTTTTTTATGCGAAGGATTTACGGACGTAGATACGTTAAAAAACAGCGGCGTTCTAAACGTTGTCGCAAATTGCGGCACTGCTTTTACTTCGGAACAAGCTAATTTGATAAAAAGATATTGCGATGTTGTCGTCATATTTTTTGATGGTGACAAGGCAGGATTAACGGCAACTTATAAGGCTTTAGATATTGCGTTAAAAGTTGGTTTACAGGTGCAAGCTATCTTTTTACAAGATAATGAAGACCCGAAGGACTACTTAACAAGCGGCAAACATCTAAAAGATTTAAAACCGATTGACTTGCTAATTCAAAAGTCAAATCTTACGGCAACAATTATAGATTTACAACTAAAACAGCAAAAAATTAAGTCTATTGTAGCATCGTTAAATTGTATTAAGTCGCCTATATATCTTGATATGTATGTAGTAAAGATTTGCGAAATATTGGATTTAAGGCACGAAACTGTTTACACTGAAATAAGTACACTAAAGGCAAAAACGGACGTTGTAAAACAAGCCATAACGCCGTCAAACGATAGCGAAACGATAATACCAAAACCAACAAACAAACTTAGACAAATGCACAAAGATATTTTAGTAAATGATTATTTCAAAAAGTTGGAAAATCATATCGAGGCAATTAACAAAATGACGCAACCAAGCGAAATTTTTAAATCCTTGGGGCTTCATTTAGATATGAAAAAACGACATAAATTTTTAAGTAAATGACAAACTATTATTCAAAAGTAAAAAAATTAGGGTGGGTAGTTTTAGACCCAAAAAAAGGAATCTACATAAAATATGTTTGCGGCAACTTTTTAATTATAGATTTTGAAAAATTAATAATTTCACAATATTTTCAAGACGCAACCGATAAAGGTTTGCGTATTTGGGGTACTGAAAATATTGATTTTGAAGGTGATTTTACTTTCAACGATATAACTTTAGAGTTGTTCGTTTTGGTTGAACAACGTTTTAATTTTAGAAAAATGGAGCAAGCTTGTAGGTTTGGAATTGATAATGAATTTGTTCAAAGCATTATTAATTCACTATAAAAACGACATAAATTTTCAAAAAAATGAATGAATTAGAAATTTTACAAAGTGAAATTAAAAATACATTAGAAAGTATTAAAAAATTAAAATTTCACATTGAATTACACAAAGCAGAATTGATTAATTACAGAAAAATGTTAAAAAGCAAAAAACTAAAAGAAAATGATTAAAATAGGCGACAAAATCGAAAAATTTATAATCGGTGGTTATGAATATGACGAATGTATAATTGAATTTGATGACGTTTTATATGCTTACGTAGGAGTAGATAAAGAAACAGGTTCACGGGGTTTGTTATACCAACATTTAGACAGTTTAAAATATCAAAATGATAAAAATAGACATTAAACAGAACGGAGTTAGTAATATAATAAAGTTTCCTTATTCGGCAACCGAAATTCTTTATAAAGACTTTTGCGATTATAGAATTTGGTTTGAAATCCAACCTCTTTGGTTTAAAAATTCGGATTGGCACGAAAAAGAAGCGGACTACGCTTTAAAGATTATTGAAGGTATTAGGCTATTGACTAAAGTAGATTTATCCTACTTAGATTTGACAAACATATTGGTTGACGGTATGGCAATAAAACTTGATAGTTTGCTACATTCTATTTTAATCAATTGCAGAGCCGCAAATGACGCAAGTAGCATAATCGAGTATAAAGGCGATTGGTATCAGCTTGACGATACAAAAACGGTACATTTAGGAATTATGGCAATGTATGTAGAAAACAAGTACAAAGTTACGCACGAAGGTGACGTAAACGACTATAATAAAACGCTTTATCATACTGCTATTTTTGCAAGAAAACGACTTATAGGACGTAAGGAAACGCTGCCAAAAGACCGTCAAAGTTGCGAGGCATTAATTGAAACAAGAGTAAAACACTTTCAAGATATTACCTTACAGGACGCCATGACTATACGTTTTTTTTTTCGATATGGTTCGGCGAAATAAATAGTCATAAATTTTACAGACGGGTTTTTAAATCAATACACACGCCGCCACAAGTTGACGACAAAACGAGATTAAGAAACGACCGCTATTTAAACGAATTTAGCAATTTTGTGTGGCTGAAAATCTTGATAGATGGTAACGTGTTCGGGAACTTACAACAGACGCTAAACGGTAACTTTTACGATGCGTTATTTTATTTATCAATGTATTATAATCAACCGTAAAATTGCAAACGTCACATATAAATAGTATATTTGCATTCAATCAAAACATTATCAAAATGACAATAGAATCAAAACTTAAAATCACAAAGTTTAGATTTTCAAAATTATAACAAAACAATAAATAAACAATAGAAAAATGACTGCAAATACAGAAGAGTACCCCTTAAAACGGATTTATAGCATTAACGAGGGTAAAGCGTACTTAAATTTAAACGATTGCGTACGTAGCTATTATAGAGATTTTACAAATAATGTAGATTCAAAAGTAATACACAAGACAATTGTAAGAATGCGAGCCGCTGTAAAACAAAAACTTTACTATTTTGAAGACCAAAAAAGCGGTTTAAGTTTGTCAATTGCAAATGGTAACGAAAAGGTTACAGATGTAGAAAAAAACTACCTACCTTCAAGGATGCGAGGGTACAAAATAAACGGTGGTAAAATAGAAAAAAGTCTTAAAACTGCAATTGAATCATCTTTACAAGGTAGGGAAACGGACGAATCAAAAAAGGCTTATTGGCGAGTGTACGGAAATTTGATTTTAAAGAAAAAATATGATTATTTTGATGAAATCACACAATTAGAAGTAAATGTCTTTAATTTGGAAAGCTACGAAAAGCGATACAATTTAAAAAACAACGTACATGATAATAACAGATACAAGAGTAATTGAAAGAACAACCGCGGGATTAAAAAGAGGGGCTGCCTACATAATACATCAAGGCGGCACCTCGTCGGGCAAAACTTACGGTAACTGTTACGCTATAATTTCGCACCTGCTTTACGAAAAGAAAAAAGAAAAATTAACGGTATCAATAGTATCAATAAATTTTCCACATTTGCGTAAAGGAGCAATGCGAGATTTTGAAAATATAATTTTAGATTGTGGGCTTAGTCACTTAATAGAACATAATAAATCTAACCATACTTTTAAATTTCCAAACGGTTCCGTAGTGGAATTTTTCAGTGTTGACAGCTACGAAAAGGCGTTAGGTTTACGGCGTGACATTTTATTTATAAATGAGTGCAATTCAATAGCTTATGACGTATTTTTTCAACTATCAATAAGAACACGGAAAACGATAATTTTAGATTACAATCCTACTTCAAAATTTTGGTTTCAAGAGAAGTTACTGCCTACTTTAAAAAATTCCGATTACATCTACACCCGAACGACTTATAGAGATAATAAAGCACTTTCGGACGTAATTAGAAAGCGTATTGAATCAATACAAGACGACTATCTTAGACAAGTTTATGTTGAAGGTAGAACGGGCAAGATAGAGGGGCTTATATTCACAAAATATACTATTGTAGATGAGTTTCCAACCGATGCAAAGCAGGTCGGTTACGGGCTTGACTTTGGATTTAGTATCGACCCGACCGCTTTAGTAAAATGCGGCGTTTTAGATGGTTGTTTATACATAGAGGAGCTAATATATGAAAAGGGCTTATTAAATAGAGATTTGGCAAAAAAAATGAAGGAACATGGCATAAGTCAAAGCACGAACATATGGTGTGACAATCAACCGAACACCGTTTTTGAGCTTAAAAAAGTGTTTTTTTATAATGCTAAAATTGTAAAAAAAGGTGCGGATAGTATATTGGCAGGGCTTGACACCATGAAACAATTTAAAATTTGTATTGTAAAAGGCTCAAATAACATCATAAAAGAGTTTGAAAATTACAAGTGGGAAACAAGGCGAGGCGAACCAACGGGCAAGCCTATTGACGACCATAATCACGGAATTGACGGGACGCGCTACTTCGCAAAAGGGAACTTAATGCGTAACAGGTCAAACAAAGATAGAACAGGGCAAACATCATTCACTTTATAAATACTTAAAAAATGAATAATCTAAAAAAAGACCAAAACGGTAATGAAAATTTTACATTTGTAAATGAGGCAAGTTATATTGACAAATCAGTTTTTAGTCAGTTAAAAAAATTGAACGAATCAATTATAATTTTGGAATATAATCCAACGGACAATTTTTGGCTTAGCAAAATGTAAAACTTTATCACAAAAAATACGTAAATTTATATATTATGAAATTAAAAGACCTTAAAACGAATGCAAAAAACCCTCGAATTTTAAAAGATGCGAGGTTTAAAAAATTGCTTAACAAAGTACTATGTTATCCAAATTTATTATCTAAAAATAAATTGACTTACGATAGCAGCGATGCAAATACCGTATTAGGCGGCAATCAACGCCTTGCGACACTTAATTATATAATCAAGTCTATCAGTACTAAACAGTTAGAAGACAGCGTTAAAGCCGCACAAAAAGCGTTAGGACTTGAAAACGAATTACTGTTAAATAATTCAATAGCAATATTTACAGAAATTAAAGAAACGAAATCAATACCGTCCGACTGGGTGCAAGATGTACAAGGATTAAGCGAAGACGAAAAACAAGCGTTTATCCTTATAGATAATTTGAACGACGGCGAATGGGACTTAGACGAAATAGCGAACAAGTGGGATATTGATACAGGTGAATGGGGCTTAGTAAGTTGGAACGATTTTAATACAGATGACGAAGTAGATTATTCAATTTTAGACGGCGAAGATGACTTATCGGAAAGTGTAAGCGATATGTCAAACAGCGTAAAAAAAGCAATACAAATTGAATTTGATTTAGAACACTATGAAGCCGCTTATGAAGTTATAAAGTTTTGGCGAGGTGAAGGAGCGAACATAGGTAAAATGATTTTAGATTATTTGGAAAGTGAAAAGGATAAATTATGAAGACAAAAACCATAAAAGGAATAAAGTTTTTTTATAGAGATAGCACAAGCGACCTCAAAACTTTTGAAGAGGTTATAGGTAAAGACGTTTACCAAAAAAAAGGCATGAAGATATTAGCTGGTGAAACGTGGATTGATTGCGGCGGCAACGTTGGAGCTTTTACATTATTAGCGTGTAGTTTGGGTGCAAATGTTATCGTTTATGAACCCGACCCATACAATTGCGAAATGATTAAAAAGAATCTAAAATTAAACGGCTTTACAGCAAAGATAAGGCAGGTTGCTTTGGTTCACGATAATACAAAAAAAGCTAATTTGTATATAGGTAATAACGGCAACGTATGGAGAAATTCACTGTTTAAAAATTGGAACGGAAAAGGCTTAAAGGTAGATTGTGTAAACTTTGATGACGAAATTAAAGATGGTGTTTGCATCAAAATAGATATCGAAGGAGCGGAAATGCTTATCCTAGAATCTACTAATAGAAAGTTTAAAAAAATGGTTTTTGAATGGAGTTTTGATATTGATTATTCATTAGAAAGGTTTTGGAATATCATTGAAAAACTTCAAAAAATATACAACGTTAAAGATGTTGGCAATACTGCCAAATTCAAAACAAGGGATTACAACGTATGGCAAAAGTCGTGGTTTCCTGCCTGCACAAATGTATTTTGTTATGAAAAGAATTGATTTAATAAAATTGGAACACAGCACAAAAATAGGTCAACCTTGCGACTCTATTAAACCAAACGTTACAGAAGATTGTATCTTTTATGTCGATGGCGTTGCAATAGGTTTTTATTTGCGTGTGATGCCTTTAAAAATGCAAAAGTTAGCAAACTTAGCAGATAAAGAGTTAAGAAGTAAGAACGTGCCAAAGGCTACTATGAATAGGAGGACAGGAGTGGGCAAAGATGAAAAAGGAAAATATATATATATAAACGAAGTTGCTCAGTATTCCGCTATTTTAGGAGCTATTGCACCGAAACCACATATGAGGCGAAATTACCCAAACTTATCAAGTGTTCACTTAGTTAAGACCGCACAAACTTTTATTAAATCTATGCTATTATTAGCAAATGAAGCCGAACAATTGATAAAAGAAATACTTCCCGAACAACACGCAAAACAAAAAAAGTTGTTTGAACAGGTAAACGATAAATGGAAATTTGGAAACCTTTGGACAAGCTCAATATCAAATTATAATATTGCAGCACCTTATCGCCGCGACACACAAAATATTGTTGGAGCGGTTAATGTAATTATCACGAAAAGAAAGAACGCCGTAGGTGGCAATCTAAACGTTCCCGACTATGCAGCGACTATTGATAGTTGTGATAATTCGATACTTGTTTATCCTGCGTGGCAAAATGTACATGGAGTGACGCCGATAATTCCAACAGCGAAAGGCGGCTACCGAAATAGTTTAATATTCTATCCTTTGAAAGCGTTTATAGGCTTAGATTAAACAATATAATAATGACAAATAGAGACACTAATAAAAAAGCATTGATTGAAGCCCTTGAAAAAACGATGGGAATCGTTACAAGGGCTTGTCAATTGGTTGACATATCTCGAAATACATTTTACAGATATTACAATGATGACGAGGCATTCAAAGCTAAGGTTGACGATATCGAAAACATCGCTTTAGACTTTGCTGAATCAAAACTTCATAAAATGATAGGCGATGAAAACACCGCCGCTGTGATATTCTACTTAAAGACCAAAGGCAAAAAACGAGGGTACATTGAACGTAACGAAGTAACGGGTGCGGAAGGTTCACAAATTAATTTTGTCGTTGCCTTGCCCTCGAAAGATATAACATCAGACGAAATTGATTAAATAACAAATCACTAAATTATAACATCATGCAGAAATTTGAAGTAGTACACAGGGGTCAAGAAATTGAAATCAATAAGGACGGCGTTAAATCTTATTTCACTTTTAGTCAAGCGTATTTAGACGAATTGATTATGTCGAATAAGTTAGAATATAACGACAAGAGCAATGCCAACGTCAAGTTTTATACACCAAAACAAGCCAAAGTAAGCATACCAAAAGCGGACACCGATAAGCCGATTGATAGCGGTGAAGACGTATTTAAAATGCTTAAAACGGCTAAAATACGATTGAAAAAAGAAGTCTATAAAGACGTTAAAGCAATGACAGCCTTTCAAGTTGAAAACTTAATGATTTATATGTCGGAGCAAGATAAGAAAATGATAACAGTTGAATTATTAAGCGACTTTTTAGGAATATAAAACTATGAAAATAGACAGAATAGACATTATAAAGGTCTTTAGTGACATTGCAGCAAGGTATCAAGATAACGAAATAAAGACCTACGCACATTTGAAATACGCAGAAGAGTTTGGCGACACCGCACTAAACAAAACTAAGAAGTATTTAGACGCCGACAACCAAGGTATTTTTTACTCAAAAGAATGGAACGACATAAGCAATAGCTTAAATAAAACGCCGTTCGGTTTCCCTTCATTGGTAAGCTTTAGCAATGAGTTTGGAGCTATGAACAAACAAATAATGTACACTTTTGAATTATACGTGTGCGAGGTTATAGCGATAACAGATTATGAGGTATGGGAACGGAAAGTAAACCGTATCGAAAAGCTACTAAGAAGCGTAATAAACGAGGTTCTATCGAATTATGTATTCGCTACGACTAATTTAGACGTTACAGGCGGTTGGTACTCTAAAAACGTCTTAGCGGCTGCATTGTTAAACAATGATATAACTGAATACCATACAACTGCTTATATGCGTGAACGAATCAAAAACGGTAATAGTTTGTCCTTTAAAGTTGGATATAGTCAAACGCCAAAAGACCTTATCACGGTCGGAACTTCATTAGATATTTTGGGCTGTTATACCCTTGACACAAATTTTAATACATCATTTACATTATGAAAAAATATTTAAAATTGGTTTGGTTGCCTCGTGTTTTTAGAATTTGGTTTGGTAAAGTTTTTATTAAAATGTTAGGTCGAACAGGTACTCACGAATTTAAAGACGACTTTATATTGTACGCCGAACTTGATAGGTGGATAAACCACGACGGTAAGCCGACAACACCATTTTTATAAGATTGTCATAAGGTTTTAAGGTAATCGTTTAGCTATCTAATTTATTTTAGGTAGCTATTTTTTTATATAACAACGTAGTAATAGCAACAATAATATAATTATCTTTTATTTATTTAATCAAATATTGATAATATATTTGGTGGTTCGGATAATGTTTTGTAGATTTGTATATCATTAAAAAATAAAGTATTATTTAACTATCAAAACATTATCAAAATGCAAACAGTAATAAAAGTAGTAAAAATTACAGGAGTTGAAAAGTACATCAGAAAGGTTTACAAAAATGAAATAACAGTGAAGATAGTCGCTAATAGAAAAGATGCAACTTACATCTTAGAGGAAAATGCAGAAAAATTATTAGCTTTAGCCAATAAAGAATATCCCAAGTTAGATTGGGAAATAGCTAATTATTAAGGAATAAGGAGTAAGCCGAAAATCCTTATGATAATGACTATGTCTATCAAGTAGATTAAAAACAAGCCTCATATCTCGCAGTAGATTTGACTTTCCGTTGATATAATTACATGTAAATCCTATAACAAATAGGCATTTGAAGAGCGGTAAAAACTTACAATGTGCATGGAAGTTAGAAAGTTATAAGTGTGCAAATTATTTAAACGGTATCAAAATATATTAAATTATGAAAATTAAAGCAAAAAGTTATACATCAAAAAACGTAAAACATTATCCCAAAAAAATAATCCGCAGAACGTTGCAAAAACAATTTAGACAGGACATGAAAAGAGTAATCAGAGAAGCTGCGAACGGTGCTGACTATATAGAAGTTGACGGCGGTCTTTTATCTTACGTTTTTGATTAAAAATCATTAGAATCAAAAGCGGCTTACCTTCATAGGTGAGCCGCTTTTTTTATTTGATAACAGCACCCCTATTTAAAATGTCAATAAGTAAAGTTTGAATGAATGCAATATCTTTAGCAGAAAAAAATTGATTCGCAAAGTTTCTGTTCGCTTTTAAAGTGAATGATTGAAAATTTCTACGCCGTCCGTTTTTGCTGAACTTTACAGAGCCTTTAGTAGGCATACCTTGTTTTTTGTGCATCTTTGCGATTGCAAACGCCGCCGATAACGGCTTTAGCATACCCTTACGAGCAGCCCAATTTTTTAACGCTTCAATGTATAATGATGTAGCTTTTTTACTTGCACCGCCGCCAAACGGTATCTTGTTTGACGATACACCTTTTTCTAAAAATATACCATATTTCAAATACGAAAATACGATTTCAATAGTATCTACATTAGTCAATATATCGTATTCAATAGACTTCTCAAATTTACCCGTATCTCGGTGTCCTTGACCTACAAATTCGTCTGTCAATTCCTTTTTGAAAAATTCAGCAACTTGCACCGCTTTTTTATCTAATAATAACGTTTTTATGTCCATATTAAAGTTTTTTATAAAATTACGAAATTTATTTTTAATGTACAATGTAGTGATAGCAATACTTTTCATAATATCGTTAAATTATAGTTACCAAATATTCAAAATATATTTGTTCGTTTCAATAGTTTGTGTTACCTTTACATTATCGAAAGAAGGAAGCGATACTGCTTACCTTCAAAATTAAAACTTAAAAGATTATGGTAACTTTAATTTGTGAAAAAACAGGATTAACATTTCAAGCAAAAACCAAGCGTTCAAAAAATCACCCAAAAGTATCGGAGATTCTATCCGATGCTAATAAAAGCGGAGTTTACTCACAAGTAAAAGAAGCTTGTGAAATTATTAAATCACAAGAAATTACTGAAACTGATGCAATTGATTTTTTAAAAAAAGTTTCAAAAGAAAAGTCAGCAGAAAAGTTGAGCGAAATCTTTGAAAATAAAAAAATGTGGAAAGATTTTCAAAAAAGTCAATCAAAAGTTTTTGCAGAATCAATTGATGAAGAAGATGCTGATTTGAAATCAAGAAATTACGAATCAAGATTTAAAGAATATGATGCTGTTGAGTATTTGTAACAAAAAATATTTTAAAACTAAAAACTAAAAACTTAGAAGATTATGAATCCAATTCAAGTAAAAAGCAACCTAAACACGGGCGTAATTCCTAACCAAATAAACGAATTTGGTAAAAAGTTAGGGTCAAGTTATCAGTTTGTTGCTGTTGAAAATTACCCTGACAAAGAAGGAATGAGAGCAAGAATCATATTTAAACACGTTGATGCGGTCAAGTATCAGCATGAAAATATTGAGATTGGAGAATGTTACGCTTTCTCAAAAAAACAAGCGAATACAGTCTTTGAAAAACGTTTTATGAAATTATAAAAAAAAGCGGGGCAACTTACTACAGCTGCCCCGCTAATTCAAAACTTTATTATCTAAAACTTAAAACTTTATTATGAAATACTTACAAAATAAGTTACAAAAGAAATTAGCTCAAATTGATATTTTCTACGGACAAATGAGTTATGATGGAACTTGCGAAGTTAAAGACTCACCTTTAGAAATTGCAAAAATAAGAGATGGTGAGGAATTGATTTACATATCAGATACAGGTAGATTCTCGGTAGCAAGCCGAAAAGGAAATATAGTTACAGGACGAAGTTGGGACTATTATCCAAGAAGGTCAAAAATGTATATGAAGTATCTTAATTATTAAAAACTTTAAATTAAAAAAAAATGTGGACGTTTATTTTAAGAAATCGCAACGGGTTCGTGGAAAGTACCCACGTTAGTTGCAAGACATTTTCTAAATCATTAGAAATAATGATGACTTATGGGGGTTTTTCTTCTGCAAAAGGTGCAGAAGAAATTACAAAAGTAAGTAAATCGGAAATGTTAGTAGATTTACTTTACGAAAAAGGGTATGCGATAAAAGAGGATTTTGCAACCTTTGAAAAAAGGAAAGGAAAAACAACAAAGTTAGCATGTGAAAGATTTGATTTGTATTCAAAATAAATCTTTCAATTAGATTTTTAAAAAAAAAGCGGCTTACAGAACATCGTAAGCCGCTTTTTTTATCTTTTTGCTATACGTCCCAACAAAATAGAAAACAAGCCTAACGACACAACAAGTCCGCCTAAAATCCAACTAATTATCTTCATATAACGAGGCACTTTGTAAATGATAAGCGGCTCGCATATCGTATTGTTTATAACTGTTTGTTCAGTCGTTTTTACGCTGTCAGCTTGCGTTATCGTTCGTTCCTTTTGTGTTGTCTTAATCTTTAATTGAAGTTGCTTAGCGGTTTTGTTTCGTATGTATAAGGTATCAATGCTAAAGACCGTTTTTACGCTGCTATTTTCGATTACTAAGCTATCAAGTTGACTTATTAAGTTATCGCAGTCAGAAGCGATTAAAACCGTATCAATAGACGATTCTAATATATTGAAGGTATCTACTTCATAAAGCGTTTTGGTAGTCGTTATGGTATTGCTTTTCGTTTTTGTTAGTTCGGGATTGTTTACCAATAATCTATTCAATCTTTTTTGTGGTGAGCAGCCTACCAAAATTAATGCAAAAATCACTATTAAATACTTCATATCGTTTTTTTTTGTAAAATTACGAATTTATTTTTAATGTCAAACGTACTATTTGCAATGATTTGTAAAATAGATTAATGTTTATATTATCAAATATCAATAATATATTTGTTCGTTTGGTTTATTAGTTGTAGATTTGTATATCATTAAAAAGAAAGGCATTTATTTAATAGTTTAAATTTCGCATCATGACAAATTCTGAAAAGTTTACAGCCGCTCACAAATTAGCAAAAACTTATGAAGGCAATTATAGAGCTTGTTTTGCTTTAGCCTTGAAAGCCGTAAATGAAATGATTAAAGAGTCAGAATTTGATTTAGAATATAAAACTGAATTTTATAATTACCAAGTTTCAATTTTTGGAGCTACTTCATTAATTAATGAAATTGTAAGATTAAACAATACACCTGCAATGATTTTAAACTATTAAAATTAATTAATTTACAAATATTAAAAATATATTTGGTAATTCAAATAATTAGTTGTAAATTGCATCATAATTAAAAAGCACAAATTATCTAACTAATACAAAATTTAAAATACCATGACAAATTCACAAAAATTTACAGCAGCGCACAAATTAGCGAAAACATACGAAGGTAATTACAGAGCTTGTTTTGCATTAGCTTTAAAAGTTTTGAATGGGACTTTAGAAATTGAAATGAAAAACACAACTATAATCAGAAAAGCCTTTTTCACAAATGACCAAACCCAATTTGGCATTAGGTTCACTTATGAAGGAAGTGACATAGTACATACTGACCACGAAGAAGGTGTTGTTTTAGAATTTTAATACTTCAAAAATTAATAACTAACTAACTATCAAAATATAATATTATGACAAACGTTTTTAATACATTGACACAGGAACAAAAAGCTACTTACGCATTACAGTTTGTAATTTTAGACGCAATCGAGAAAGGTCACACTTGCGTAAATGAAATGACTGAATATATGCAAACTAAAATTTGTATGGATGCGGTAATGAAATATATGGATTTAATGGAATCAAAATAAACTAACTAACTATATAACGGGGCGGATTCGGTCGCCTACAAAACATAATTATCATGGAAAATACAAATGTTTATCGAGAAAGCCTTAATACATTCCGCAAATCTTATTCATTTGAATGTTACGAGGGTGCAAAAAGAGTCTTTAAAATGCGTATGCCTTATAAAAAATGGTGCGAAAAGTCAAACGAACAAATTATCCACGGAGAATTACTTGATATTCACATTTTAGACGGCGTTAAGATTATAGTTTGCAAAGAGTACAACACCGAAAAGCAGTACGATTAATATATTTTTTTGATTT